CCAACTGGCCCCATACGTCTGGCGAGACGAACAAGGTGTCTGGGAAAAAGTTGGTGCCGTTGCTGACGTCAACTGCGGCGTCGTAGAGCGACTTCATCAAGTCGGTTGCTGACAAGTCCCACACGCCCGATGAAGATGCAGCGGTCAAAAGTGCATCGGCTGCAATGTCGTCGGTCTTGAGCATGAGTTCGCCCATAAGGTCAGCCATGATCAATTCCATTGCTGCAGGCGACGTGAAGTCAATGTCCTGCATTGACAACGAAACCTGACCGGCAACTGTGGTCTTGCTGATCGTATTCGAGGCGATCACCATGGTCGTGGCGGACACTGCATCAAACTCTGCGGATTGTGCAGCGGTTGACGTGTGGGTCGTGATGGTGGGTCTCACGAACGTCTTTTGCTGGCCGTTGTCGGGATAAGCGCGAGCGCCAAGACGGTTAATGACAGGCCTGACGAAATTGATATTTTGCACAAGCGGGCCCAATACGGGGACTGGGAGCAAGCCTGGAGTGTTGGTCGTGGCGACATCGCCAGCTGCGGCTTCGTAGGTTGACTGATTCTCAGCCTTCCAATCGTTAACCGATGAGTTCACCTTGGCGAAAGTTTCTCCGCCTTGGTGGAAAGCAGCCATCCACTCGCCAGCCGACGGGAGGCGTGGTGCACGCTTCGCCGATGCGAAAATGGTTGGTGCGGTTGGCGCGGCTTCAGGTGCTGCGGCTTCGATGTGTTCCGACATTGTTGTCTCCTCGACTTGTGGTTCTTTTACTGAGATTTCGTCGGGGGTTGTGTCTGCTGAAGCGGCCACATCTGTGATAGTAGCACCGCTGAATGCGGGTATGGGGACAAGGCTCAACTCGCGCATTACTGCTGACGTGATAACCATTGTCCCGTCATCGTTACGGGTGGAGGTAAGAACATCTACACCGACCGAAACATTGTCCAAAACGCCTTCTTTGGCGAGTTGTAACGCCTCGTTTCCTGCGACAGTGTCAGCGATTTTGGCAGTGAACAACATCCCTTGAGGCGTTTCGGTGCGTGAAGTTACAAGGCCGACGGGTCGCGATGAGTCGTGATACATCAATAGTTTCGGGGCTTTATCGTCAACGGGAAGTGAGCCTGGAGCGAACTGGACTTGCGTTCCGTCGCTCACTGTTGCGGATACGCCATAGGGAACGGCAATACCCGAAATGGTCCGAGTCGGTGCTTCGCCTGCTGCAGCTTCAATGTCTATTGCAAAGCCTGCGGAAAGTGTGAGTTTCATGATTCTGTTTCCTCCATTGAAGGTCGGTTGTTCGGTGTTTCGGTCATCATTTCGTCGTCAAGCATTGATTCCAAATAGGAGTCAATATCAAACTTGACATAAGTGCCACGGGGTAAAACATTGTTTCCGCTTAATGTCTGCGACACGCAGTCAAGATATTGACGTGCACCAAATAGGAGCAGGTCCTCACGGGCACCAGCCGAGGTCGTGTATTGGTAACTGCCAATATCAAATCCAGCCAAGTAAAACGGGATGTTTCCGAGCCTGCACATTTCTTTTCCGCTGAAGTCTGCGGATTCAATCATCAACATATTGTCGGGCAATGCTTTCGTTTCCTCGTATTTCAGGAACTCGTTAAGTGCTGCCGTTTGGTTGTTTACGCGAGCAGAGTTGAAAGCGGTTGCGAGGTCTGCCAATTCCTGAGCGGACAATGGTTCGCCGCCAGTCTGCATCAAAACGCCGGAAGGGAGCAACGATTCCGCATTGCGATAGCGGCTGGATTCGACACGGAGCGCCGTTTCAATGGCGGTTTGTGACTGATAGATGATTCCTTGCACAGGTGAAATGAATTGCACAAGATCGTTTGGATCAATCATTCCGCCTTGGAAATACACTTCTTTTGAAGGTGCGAACCATACCGGACCTGCTTGGTCTTGCGTGTTGACTGATCCTGCTGGGAGACGAGTAAATGACGCAGGGAATCCGTCAGCGGTACGACTTGTGATGAACCAAAAGGCGCGCCCGAAATAGAACAGGTCGTCCAGAGTCCATGCCATCAGTGTTGCGTATGGGATTGTGGGGTCGGGTTGGCGGAGCCATGAACGCGGCGCAATATAGACGCACTCCATTTCTTTGTCTGTGTCATTCCAAGTCTCGTTGTACATTTCAAGATTGGTTGACGAGATAACGGAAGCGAGAAGGTCACGCGCTCGACTTAACGTCGGGATGCTATTGGCACGATTACGGGCGTCGCCTTCGTAGTAGGCGTAGTACTGACCAATAAAGTTGACGCCTTGGTTGGATGTGTAGGTGCCGTACGATCCAGCAGCTGCGGCCTTGTGGGAATCGTCAACTGGTGAGACTGCTGCTTTCGTGACTTGTTTTGAGAATATGCCCACAGTTGTTTCCGATCTTTAAGGGTGTGATGGGCAAGCCCGACACCTGCCCATCACATCATCACAATACTTCAGGAAACCACCATCATGGGTTTAGCCCGATTCTGATACTTACTAGACAACGCGATACCCCACACGGCACACTTCGCCAACTCAATCGGACCAGGCGACGATTTGTGCGAAAGCGTGACACCCATACCCGTCTTAATCATCACGGCGCGGTTCATATGTTCCGACAAAGTGAGTTGCCCCAAATGCTTGACGCGACCCTCCAAAATCATCTTTTGCGCAAGACCCGTGAACTTGATTAACTCCGCCTGACCCACGACGGTCATACGGCGACGCAAACTCAAAGGCGCATGAATCTCAAGCGTCGGGGTGATAGCCAGGGCAACAAGTTTGTCTGACATGACTCGATCAATCTCCGACCATAACGCAGTCTCGTTATCAACAATGAACTCCACAAATGACGTCACAATCCCGTCAACCATTGACGATCTCACGCCGACATAACGGTTTGTGTCCATGCTCATTTCTACGGCAAGGACGCCGCCTTCCGGCATTGGGCCGTCTATTTTGCAGGACCCCCAGACGCCTTCCTCTAACCAACTGCCTCGACTACTAATGAACATATTGAGGTGGGCGCGTAAGAAACTGTCTTTTTTTGACACCGCCTGGAGCGCCTCAATCGTGATCGTTTTACCCAACGCAGGGTTCGCATAAACCCAGTTTTCAGGGTCACGCCAGTCCCGATCACCAATACTCCACTCAGCAAAATAGAGACGCGACGATTCCTGTTTTTCTATCTCGTTAATGGCAGTCTCACGCATATGAATCATCGCCGTACTTGACTCGTCACCAGCAGTAGACCAACACGACAACAAAGGTGATTTGCGAGCAATCTGCGAAGGACGCAAAGCCTCCGACAAACACTTCTCGCTTACGTTAAAAAGTTCATCCACCACAATCAAGTCATACGACCCACCATGCAAATTAGGAGAAGCTGCACGAACCTCCCACATAGACCCGTCCGGCATAGTCACCGACTTACGACCAAACGTCCTCATCGCCTTAGCCCCAAACAAATCCACCAGCAACGGAGCCAAACTATTAAAGATCGCCTCGGCACGATCCAGACGGTTAGCCACCTCAAGATGTTTTGAGGCGTGCCACGCAACCTGGCAAAGTCCGTCAACCACCAACCGATCATCGCACACAAGCCAACCGACTTCCCGTTCTGACGAGCCGTACTGCATAAAGATTCACGGAACTGCAGATCGCCATTCTCGTCGTGGCTAAGTTGACCGCTCAACGCCAACAACTGCCACTCAAAAAGACAAATGTTTTGATACGTCTCCTCGACTTGTGGTTCTGTTACTGAGATTTCGTCGGGGGTTGTGTCTGCTGAAGCGGCCACATCTGTGATAGTAGCACCGCTGAATGCGGGTATGGGGACAAGGCTCAATTCGCGCCATACGGCTGAGGTGATAATCATCGTGCCGTCGTCGTCACGGTAAGAATCAATGACGTCAACGCCTACGGACACATTGTCTAGGACGCCTTCTTTGGCGAGTTGTAACGCTTCGTTTCCTGCAACAGTGTCCGCGATCTTGGCGCTAAACATCATCCCTTCAGGGGTTTCGGTGCGTGAAGTTACAAGTCCGACAGGCTGACTTGAATCGTGGTACATGAACAGTTTTGGTGCTTTACCGTCAACGGGTAGCGAACCTGGTGCGAACTGCACCGAGGTTCCATCGCTCACGGTTGCAGAAATTCCATAAGGTGCGGCCACTCCCGAAATTGTGCGGGTCGGTGCTTGACCAGCTGCGGCTTCAACATCTACGGCAAAGCCTGCGGACAGGGTTAGTTTCATGAATTGGTCTCCTCAATAGTTTCTGTCGTGTCGGGAGTTTCGGTAATCATTTCGTCCTTCATCATTGACTCCAAGTAAGAGTCAATATCAAATTTGACTAACGTTCCTCGAGGCAAAACATTGTTCATGCTGAGGGTCTGCGAAACACAGTCAAGGTACTGACGTGCACCAAACAGGAGCAGGTCCTCACGGGCACCAGCCGAGGTCGTGTATTGATAAGAGCCAATGTCAAAACCAGCAAGGTAAAACGGAATATTGCCGAGCCTGCACATTTCTTTTCCGCTGAAATCTGCGGATTCAATCATCAACATATTGTCCGGTAGCGCCTTAGTTTCCTCGTACTTAAGAAACTCGTTAAGTGCAGCAGTTTGGTTGTTGACGCGAGCAGAGTTGAACGATGTGGCAAGGTCGGCAAGTTCTTGGGCCGACAGGGGTTCGCCGCCAGTCTGCATCAGCACACCTGAAGGCAAAAGGCTTTCTGCATTGCGATAACGCGATGACTCAACACGCAAGGCTGTTTCTATAGCGGTCTGCGATTGGTAAACGATGCCCTGCACCGGACTAATAAACTGCACAACATCGTTTGGATCAAGCATTCCGCCTTGGAAATACACTTCTTTTGAAGGTGCATACCATACGGGTCCAGCCTGGTCGGTTGTGTTGACAGAGCCTGCAGGCAATCTTGTAAACGACGCAGGGAAACCGTCAACGGTTCTTGAAGTAATAAACCAAAAGGCTCGTCCGTAGTACAGAAGGTCATCTAGCGTCCAAGCCATGAGCGTGGCATAAGGAATCGTGGGATCGGGTTGACGTAACCAGGTGCGAGGAGCAATATAAACACAGTCCATTTCGCCTGTTGCATCGTTAAATTTTTCGTAATACATCTTGAGTTGTGTTGACGAAATAACTGATGCGAGCAAGTCACGCGCTCGACTTAGTGTCGGGATGCTGTTGGCACGGTTACGGGCTTCGCCTTCGTAATAGGCGTAGTACTGACCGATAAAGTTTACGCCCTGGTTGGATGTGTAGGTGCCGTACGATCCAGCAGCTGCGGCTTTATGGGAATCGTCAACTGGTGAGACTGCTGCTTTTGTGACTTGTCTTGAGAATATGCCCACAGTTGTTTCCGATCGTTAAAGGTGTGATGGGCAAGCCCGACACCTGCCCATCACATCATCACAATACTTCACCCGAC